GCCCGCCTCGCCCAGGTCAACGACTCCTGGAACCGCGTCGCGATCCACTACAGCCAGCACCCGATCTACGGCCACGACCCCGACTGGGCGCGCAGCACCCGCGAGTCGCGCCGGATGACCCAGTCCGCATGGGACTCCGAGTACGAGCTGGCCTTTGGCGCCACCGACACGCAAGTGTTCCCCAGCGACCTGGTGCGCCGCGCCGCCCGCGGTCACTGGCGCGAGTGCGGCTCCGTCGGCCGCTCCTATGTGATTGGCATCGACCCCAACGCCGGCGGCAACGACTACTTCACAGCGGTCGTCCTGGACATCACCGAAAAGCCCTACGAGGTCGTGGGCATTTACCGCGAGAACGGCCGCAGCACCGAGTACAGCTTGAAACATGTAAAAAGCCTCATCGAGGATTACCTTCCGGAGCGGGTAATCGTGGAGAAGCAGGCAATGGGCGCCGTAATCGCAGAGGCGCTATCCAACATCCTGCCCAACTACGCTATCGAAACTTTCAATACCTCTCGCCCCAGCAAAACAGTGGCCACGGACAGGATCCTGTTTTTGATGGAGCACGACGAGCTGATCTTCCCCGAGGGCGTGATCAGCGACGAACTCCGCGCCTTCCAGCAAAAGGAATCCGGCCAACGCGAAGCCGCCTCCGGCGCCCACGACGACACCGTCATGGCCCTAGCCTTCGCCTGCCACCTCATCCCTGAGGTGCCCAACACCGCCGGCTTCTTCGCCCACATCTGAGATGCCGAGCTACTACCGCAGAAAAATCAGCGACCGGGACTTCTACCTGTCCCAAGCCAACCGTCCGCTCCGCCCTGGCAAGTTCTCGCGGTTCCGTGGCGTCACCAAGGGCACACCGACCCACCCCTACCGCGTTTGCCTGACCCACAAGGGCCAGCGCTACTACCTCGGCAACTTCGCCACCGAGCTCGAAGCCGCTCGCGTCTACAACGAAGCGGCGCTCCGCATCATCGGGGACTACGCCTTGATTAACGACTTAAGCGCTGAGGGGTAGATCCTGCGGATTCTGTGTCCACCACCAGATCCGCTGCTCTCGCGTGTTGTCCCAAAACACCTGGCTCCTGAACCAAATCGTCCACTCCTCCGAGCCCTTGGCCCGGTTACAGCAAGCGCACGCCGCGACGAGATTCCGCTGCACGGAAGCACCCCCGCGCCTCCGAGCCCGGACATGATCCAACGTCCCCGCCGGAGCGCCGCAGTACGCGCACGCCCCGCCCCAGGAGTCCAGGATCCCCTGCCGAAATCTCAGCTTGGCCGTGCGCTTTGAGCAAAGGAGGGATCCATCGATGTGATGGTCCAACATGCCGCGCAAGGCTGCTGTCCCAGGCTACGAACCCCCGAGCGCACCCCCTTACCCGGCAGACTTTGAGCCTAAAAGCTGAATTATCGGCAGAAATTGCAAATTCTCGGATTGGAGACTCAAATTCGCGCCTCTCAACCTCAAGTTTTTGCATCAAAAACATGAATCTTTGCCAATCCGAAAAGATTTAGAATTCCCTCCATAAGATTTAGACAGAACTCCCAACCTTTCACCGTCGTGGCGAGCGCACCTACTGAAGAGTTCCGGAACGACGGGGCACTCGTAAACATTCTCACTGGAATGGGAGTTCCTTCGAGAGATAAGACAGTTTCTACGTCTGTAGGTGCAAAGTCTTTCCTCGGAGAATCAGAACTTGAGGCTCTCTATAGCCACGGAATCCCTCGCCGCTATGTCGACGCGATCAGTGACGAGATCCTCCGCCACCGCACCACCATCACCATCGGCGGCGACAACGAAGCCCAAGCCAACGACCTAATCACCGGGTTCGAGGAATACCTGAAGGACACCCAGTTCCACCAGGCTCTTGCCGAGGTCGTCAAACTCCAGCGTCTTTACGGCGGCGCCGGCCTCGTCCTGCTGATCGACGACGGCCTCGATCCAGCTGAGCCGGTCGACCCCAACCGCATCCGTGCTCTGCGCGGCTACGTGCCCCTGTCCCGGTGGGAGCTGATCCCCGAGGACTTCACGATCACCGACTACTCCAAGCCCTCGCATTACCGGATCACCACCAGCCAGCGCCTGACCCCCGACCAGCAGGGCAGCTACGTCAATGTCCGCATCCACTCCAGCCGAATTGCCCGTTTCGACGGCCTGTACCTGCCCTGGAACGTCCGCGTCCGCAACACCGGCTGGGGCCAGTCCGTCCTGCAACTGATCTGGGAGTCCTACAAGCGCTACGAGAGCGCGATGTCCGGCCTTGAGTCGATGACGACCGACGCCGATCTCTTCGTCCACAAGATCCCCGGCCTGTTCCAGCGCATCGCCTCAGGCAACGAGAGCGACCTGCGCAAGCGCCTCGAAGCCAACAGCCTCAGCCGCAGCGTCTACGGCGGCATGGTCGTCGACACCGAAGAGGACCTGAGCTTCCTGAACCGCGCTCTGTCCAACATCGCCACCGCCACCGATCCCTTCATCAAAGACCTCCAGGCGGCGACAGGCTGGCCCGCCTCGATCCTGATGGGCGATAGCCCCGGCGGCCTGGGCAAAGAAGGTCGCTTCGAGGAGCGCATTTGGGCCTCCCTGGTCGAGCAGTGGCAGGAGGTCTACTGCCGCACTGCGATTACCGAGGTCTTCGAGTACATCTTCCAATCCAAGGAGGGGCCAACCCGCGGCCGGGCCCCAAGCTCCTGGTCCGTCCACTTCCCGAGCGTGTTCACGCAAACGGAAGCCGAGGCCGCCGCCCTGCGTCTGCAGATGGCCCAGGTCGACGCCCAGTACATCAACCTCGGTGTGCTTAACCCCCTGGAAGTGCGCGAAGCCCGCTTCGGGGGCACCGAGTACAGCATCCAAACGACGCTCAACCCCGCGGTCACCGAACAGCTGATCGCGACGACGGATGCCTCGTTCCAGAGCCAGATGATGGGCTACGAGGCGCAACAGCAAGCCGCCCTTGCCCCCGCTGCTGCTGCTGAACCCCCTGAGACCGAAGACCCCGAAGAGCCCGAGGACGAATCCCCGCAGCCGAGTGCGGACACCAAGTCCGATGCCTTCGACTTCTACGAAGCCCAGGGCTTACGTATCCACGTAACGCACCGCAGCGGCGACATCCGCGCCGGCCATCTCGTGGGCCCCGACGGCCAGCGCACCGACGCCAGCAGCGCCGCCCCGCTGATGATCTTCGGGCCCAACCGCACCCGGGCCTACAAGCTCTACCGAGCACGGTTCGCCTGCGACGGCGCCCTGGTGGACGGTCCCTACGCCACCGGTTTTGCCTCGATGCGCGCCGCTCGCAGCGCGGTGGCCGCTTTCTTCCCTCGGCAGACTGTGGCAGGGCTCTCCCCTGTCCCCGAGGGCGAACTCGAAGCTCTGCGTGCCGGTTGGGAGGCGTACTGATGGATAGCCAAGAGCAAGCCACCATCCGCACCGCGACCTACCTGGCCGCGCAGCAGCGCAACGACCTCCGAGGCCCCCGCGCCACCCGCACCGGCAAGACCCGCGGCGTCGACTGCAACCCACCCAACGTCAAATGCGGAGGGCGCTGCATCCCCCCGAACTGGGACTGCCGGCTCAAGGGCCAAGGCACCAACTCGGAGCTCCAAGCTCACCGCACCGATCCGCTGGCCGGTATCGCCTCAATCCAACGCGGCGCCAAGGATCTCGCCCGCGGAGTCGTCACCCTCAACCCCTCCCGTGTCCAGCGTGGGCGCAACTCCCTGATTCGCGGCGCCGTCAAGCTGACACCCGGCGACAACCTGGAGCAGAAGAAACAGCTCAAGCGCCAGCTCACCGCCGCCAGCACGCCGGTGATGGCCGTGCTCGGGGTGACGTTGGTGGGCCTCGGCGCCCACGCCGGCCTGAAACGGGGCTTTCCCTCCTACCGCAATGGCGTCGGCGCCCAGCTCGATAGCGCGGCCACCCGCGCCGTGGATTCCGTTCTCGACCGGATCCCCGGCATCTCGGCGGTCCGTGCATCCCGCCGCGCCGCTGCTGCGGGCACCGCTGCCGAGATCGCCACGGCCGTCACCCGCAGCTCCCGTCTCCAAGCAACGCAGGCCGCTGCCGCTGGCAACCTCGGCCGCATCGGTCCGCTGAGCTTCCGCCCCAACGCCGCCGACTACGAAGCCAGCAACCTGCGCGCCAGCTTGGACACGCTGCAAAACCGGGCCCGCACAGGCGGCCTCAGCTACGACACCTGGAAACAGGAGGCGGTCCAAGCCCTCTACGGCGCCAAGAGCCCCGGCACCCGTGCCGGCAGTCAGCGAGGCAGCATCTTCTCCGAGCACGCGGCCAACGAATTCCTGGTTTCACAGTTCGGCCTGCGCGGCACCGGAGCCGTCGGCAGCCAAGGCCAGTTCTCCACCGCTGCGCGCAACGCTCTGGTGGACACGCAGCTGGCCGAGCGCCTCTCCGGCTGGGGCGACACCCTGCGCCAAGACATGCGCCTGCGTCGCTTCGTCGGCCCTGATGGCGGCATCCGCACCGAGGACGTCAACCGCTACATCCGCGAGGTCGGCGACAGCACGCTGAGCTCCCGCTTCGCTGGTCTCTCCGCCGGGCAGCGCAACCAAGCCCGCGTGGAAGCCCACCGCCTGATGCGCTCGGCCATCAATGGCAACAACATGACCAGTGAGGCCCGCAGCCTGCGCCGCGGTCTGGTTTCCCAGTTCGACACCTACTTCGAGGGCGTCGCCCAGGGCATGCGCCGCAACGCCGCCGCCTCAGATTCACCCTTCGGCGATGGCATGACCGGTCTGGCCCGCTACGTCGGCCGCACCACCAACCAGCCGACGCAGATCCTCAGCCGCGACCACGCCGATCTGCTGCTGCGCAACCACTACCACACCCGTGTGATGCGCCTGAACAACGACTTCACCATCGGCGAGGGCAC